ATGCCTATAGGGGGTGTGTTTTTCGAGACCCCCCCCTATACCTATTTTTTATCTTTAAATGGGTCTTTAATTAGAAATGATTTAAAATCTATCAAATTTTAATCAATATTTTGTATTTTTTTTTAATTTTTATCGATTTTAGTTGTTGAGAACTCTAACAAAACTATTAAAGAATCATTAAAGTTCTCAACTTTGGGGAGGATGCGATATATAGAATGGTATTAAACCTAATCGCTTTTTTTATTGAAATCAGAAGGTCGTACCTTCTTGTAGATGTTTAATGGGTCTAATCTTATAATGTCATCTATTGCTCTTTCTGTTTCTATCTCGTTTTCTTCATCTGATAACTCATCCGAAACTTTGGCAATTCTTCCAAGATAGTCAACTGTCCCATAACCCTTATCATTATCATACATAAGCCAAGAAGTGAATTCAGTAAAAGGATTAAAAGGATTGTCAAAGGTTGTTAAAGCAATTGAAGCCATGTCATTCACTTCCTTTCTTTAATTATTAAATGTAAACATTAATCGATTAAGACAAATACTTCGAAACTGTAGAAGTTGAAACGCCAAGAGATTTTGCAATTTCAGCAATTGTGTAACCAGAAGCATTCATTTGCGAGATCTTAGAAATCTTAGCATTTGAAAGCTTTGTTTTTTCTCTTGGAGTAGCCAGCTCTCTTAAACGATCTTTGTCTGTGTGATTCATAATTTGTGTAAGTTGGTTGCTGCTTATAGCACCAGCCTGTATAGCTTCCCATTCTTTATCACTGATAACAATAGGTTCTCTTTTAGCACCAACAGCAGCCCTAGCTTTGGTTAGTTCTTGTTGACTTATCTTTTTTATTTCAGCCTTAGTTATGTCCGGATTATCTCTTATCTTAGCATTAATGGCCGAGTTAGCTATGATCTGGGCTCTGCGCTCCTTAGGTGCATTACGTAGAGCTAGGTCAAGCTTAACATTGATTAAAGAATCAACCTCCTTGCTATATGCCTTCCTAGCTGAAGAACTATAGTCCATCTTGGGGGTATTGATCATCTCTAAGCGGGCCTGATTAGCAAGCTGCTTCATATGGTTAGCATACTCTGCATAAATCTGTTCCTGCTTTGTGTTGCGATCTGAAATAAGGTCCCGGGCATCCTTAGCCTCTGCCATCTTGGTACTCTTCTGGGTACGGGTTACTACCTTACCTTTACTATTAACATAGGTGGGGTCATCCACTGTTTTCCATTCGAGTTCACCAGTAACTTTATTAACAGTAGGACTACCTTTTCTTTTAACAACTTGAGCTTCTGACTTAGCTCTTGAAATAAGGGTAGATGCTCCGTCATGATACTTACCATCTTCTTCTATTCTACCTTGATACTTTCTTTTAAGAGCCTTGATATCGTTGTCTTTCTCAGATTGTTTATAGTCTAAGTGGTGTTTCTCAGCATCAATAACGACCATTGAATGTCTAACAGCTTTAGCTAAATCATCTGGACCGGCTCCTTTAAGAGTCATATCTGTAATAAGATTTGAAATTTTACCCATCTCAATCTGAGTATTATTCATTATCTTCATACCAGGTCGTTCCGGATACTGCATCTTGGGATCAAATCCCTTAAGCCCAGGTAATGCTTCAGTACTCGTAATATGTACTTTATTATTAACTGGTATTACCATTGCTGTATCACCATCGAAGTCTGCTCCTGATAGTCTATCAGCAACATTCTTACTAATACCTATGGCATCCTTCGGTGTATTGGTAAGTACTGCTTTACCTTCTTTCTGCTTGTTATTAACAGTAAGTATAGGAATTTCAAACGTTCCACCATGAGGATATCTTATTAATGCTACTTTCTCACCGTTGTTATAATTAGGTGCATAAACCTCATTATCTTTAATAGTTTCTAAAGGTATTAACACTTGGTATTTTTGTCTTGGTAATGCTGCTGCTTTTAAATGAACCGCATCTGAGTCACAGCTTTCAGCAAAATCCCATAACATTTTCTTTTTTACTACAGGATTTGTTAACGATTTAATCTCGTTAAACTCCATATCGGCATCAGACATAGATAATCCGAGCTGACGTTTCATAAGCTGTAAGCTTTGTTTTGATAGAAATTGTGATGATAGCTTATCAGACCAGCTCATCCAATCTCCTTCCTCAGCTCTCTTGTTGATGAGAGATAGGGATTGTTTCTTACCTGTTACAGGGTCTGTAAATTTTCCATTAGGGTCATCATAATAAGATTGTCCCCCACGTTCTTTGATTAATGAACCAAAAGGATTGTCCGGATCATCTTTAATCTTCTTAAGAACATCCATTTTAGCAACATCTTTGGTCTTGTTTGTATTAAATCTAACATCAATTCCTGGCGGCAGATCATCCGAATACACAGCCATACCTTTAAGATACTTATTACCATCAACAAGTATTCTAACCTGTGCGTAGTGTGATTCACCTAACGATAGATCAGGAACTCCTCTACGAAGTTCAATTAATCCATCTTTGTTGATTCCACCATCTTCTGCATAACGAATTTGTAATCTCTTAGAGTCCATTGATGATGGGTACTCAAAAGCTTTTCGTACTGCAGTTCCATCATTTGTTAAAATCTTATCATAATCTCTTACCGAATTAATCTTATCAAAATCATAAATTTCTTTATGTTCAGTTCCAGGTGGACACAATACTTTTAAATTAGTCTGCCTGCCTTTGTTTGTTACTTGTGGAACACCTCCGCCATAAGTAGGATATCCTTCAAGCTCCAAAATATAAAGAGCCTCTTTGAGCTTTTCTTTTGAAATACCAAGATCTCTCTCGACACTAGCGCCAACATCAATCATACCTTTTTTATCAACCATCTCTTTAAGATAATCGGCTGTAACTTTGGCTTGGTTCATTCTTGCTTTTGATTTTTCATTAAGCAAAGATCTTACAGATGAGTCATTATTAAATCCCATCTCTTTTGCAATTTGATCAAGTGTATAACCTTTCTTTCTTAAACCTTCTGCCTGATCAACAAGTAAAGTTCTTCTTTCCTCTTTAGCCAAACTTAATTGAGTACGTAATTGAGTCGTTGTTAACTTAAAAGAATTGGCAATTTCTTTTTCACTTAAGCCCTTGCTTTTCAATTCGTCGACTCTGCTAAGAAAATCTCCAGAATGTTGATACGGATTTTCACCAGACCCCCATGGGTATCTGCCAGATCTACGGGGCATACCATAATGCATTAGCATATCTTGTACTATCTCATTCATAGCCTTCCTCCGCCATCTTTATTTTATTAATTAGTTTGTCAAAACTGACAATCTTATCCATAATCGGAACTATAATATCAACACCAGGTTTATCTATTAAAACATTTCCAGATTGGTATATACGTGTCTCGGTTTCAATATCACTTGGTTTGATATCATATTCCAAACAGAATAATGCGACATAAATATAAAGTTGTTTCATGCTTGCCGGTATTTCTCCAGTTTTTAGATCATGAACCCTAAGCAAACCATTACTGAAGCATATTGAATCTGCGGTACCAAAAAAGTTATCCGAATAATATAATATTTGTTCGGGTGTCATACCAAAACCGATAGCGTCGTTAACATACATGTTAAGTGTCTGTTCTGTCGGTGGTAATTTCTGTCCAAGTGATATACACGTAGATGCAAACTCATGTAAAACAGTTCCGTGTTCCTTAGCTTTCATCTTTGTATAAAAATTATATAACTTATCTTCATCATAATTAAGCCAATGGTAGTTACTTGCGCCGAGCATGGCGTGTTTTCCTACCAGATTGTAGTGTGGCGTAAAGTTCATCTAAAACCTCCTCTTCATTTTCTGGATATATAAATCTCGAAAATGACATGTTATCCATTTTATCGACATAATAATCCTGATGTTTTCTATGCGATGCTTTAGAATCCTTTTTGCCCTCAAGTGTTGCCCATTTGTCTTTATAAAGTATCAACAAATCAGGTGCTCCCTGAAGTTCGTTTGGGTTAAGGTGAAATATCATACTACCTGGCAAATCTTTTTTAATTCTATTTACAAGATTTTGTTTCCATTTATTTTCTGTCACCACTAATCCTCCTTTCAGCAACACAAAAAGAGAAAGTGAATGCCCAGCGGGCGTTATAACCTTCTCTTTTCATAAAAGGGCATGTATTTTTCGCGTATAATTTTTAAGTATCGTGTCTTCGCCAAAAACAAGTATCACAGTCTTGTGGGCACATGTTTGATTTAATAGCAGAATCACACATAGTAGCTCTAACTTCTTCTTGTTTTTTACTTCCTCCAAATATCATATATACAAATCTTTCTAACCATGTAGATTCATTCATCTTGTAGATCTCCTTTCTAGTAAAAAGACGAAGAGCCCATGTAGGGCTCGAATATCATTCCTCGTCTTTATCATTTAATTTTTGTAATTTGTAAGATATGAATGTTAATCCAGATCCAACAGCGAACATTCCAGATGCTATTAACATTGTTGAGTCTGAACAATCTAATCCATGTAATAATAAATAAACAGCTATAATAGCAAATATCATTCTATTTCCTCCTTGAATTATCTTTTCTGTAATTACTCCATTTATTTCTTGGCCTAGATTTCATTTGGTTATTCCGAGATGTCATTAAATAATGTTCTCTACGTTCGTTATGCTTTATATTTTTAAGTTCATTAGACTCTGAAATATATTCTTCACATTCAGAATGACATCCCAAATATCGTTTTGTGCATTCTTTGCAACATTCTATTTTTTTCATAAATACTCCTTTGGTCAAATGGTCAAATATTTTTCTATATTTATATATAAATAAATATTTTTTTTTCGCAATAAATAACAAAAAAAAGTGACCATTTGACCAAAAAACCCGCAAACCCTTGATTTTACTAGGTTTTCTCGTGGCCACTTTTGTTTTTAAAAGTGGGCTTTTGGCCACTTTTTTTGACCATTTTGCACTTTTTGGTCACTTTTGACTCTAATTTTTGCAATAAAAAATGACCAAAACCCAGATAAAAGTGGGCAAATGGTCAAATCTTATTACAAAAGTGGGCAGAAAATTACTCTAAAATTTTCAATTTTTTCTCAAATTTTGACCTCTCTTCTACCAAAAAATCATGCAAATCAACCATAAATTCGCTAGAAAATTGAGATTCTACCTCTACAAAATCAAGGCATTTTTCTTTTTTACCGCTAAAAATATAACGAATATGGTTAAATATTGTCTTTAAAAAACGATTTTTATCACACTCAGAGCTCAACACTTGTATTCCGTCATCATACTGCTCAAGCAAATAATCAATATCTCGAATGGCATCAACCATCTCTTTTGCCTTAAAAAATCCCTCAGAATGCTCTTTCATGACTCATTTTCCTCCTTATTTTCACAGAATTTACAGCTAGTATGGCAGTTTTTCCACTTATTAGAGTACTCCGGATAACCGTCATTACCATTCAAATACTTATAAGCAAGGACATTGGAACACCTCTCACAAGAATGTGTATAAATATAAATAGCCTCTTCAAGTGTATAATCACCGCTATTAACCATCGCCACAATAAGATCGCCATCATTAAAAGTGGTGTTAAATGTACAAATATGCTTGAAAGTCTTATTATCTCCACGTTTTTTCATACGGTTAAACATCCAGTTATAGAACCAATTGAATTTTAACATGGCCTGATAGAAAGAATTCCCCTCGTGCAAATACTCGGGATGATACGTATATTCGTCTAATACATCATGACACTCACAAGGTTTGATCACATGATAAGTAAAATAATCTTTATCTTTTGGAAGATCAAAAGACAAATCGTCATATACATTACCATCAACATCTTCAAACCAATGGTGACGTTTAAGTTCTGCTAAATCTATTTGCATTCTTTATTTTCCTCCTTTAAATATAATACTAAACCTCTTTTATGGACGCTAAAACTCCAAAGTTCAATTTTGTAATTCATATACTCTTTAAGCCCTATGGAATCGCTTCTAAAATCGCCAATATGCTCGGCCTTGTTTGTAAAAAGTCTCAAATTAAAGATGCCCACATCAAAAAAATGTTCAATTAACTCTTTTATAGTCATTCCTCTTTCTCATCCTCACTTTCCGCCTTATAAGATTCAGGCAAAGGTTGCCATGCTATAATGGTTCCGGTTTCTACTCTTGCCGGGTTTGACG